GCAGCCGGCCCAGGCCCAGCAGCGCAGCGGGGCGGCACAGAGCCGGTCGCTGGAATGCACACGGTTGCGCTAGAATCCCCAGACCGCGGCGCTGCCGCCGGTGCACCACCCATGCCGCTTTAGCTCAGTTGGTAGAGCAACTGTCTTGTAAACAGTAGGTCATCCGTTCGATTCGGATAAGCGGCACCACTCGGGAAACGCCGAAACGCCTTGAAAATAGGGGTTTCAACGAAAAAGGCCAGCGCGGGGCGCTGGCCTTTTTTCATCTACCGGTAAAATTGCCGGTAAAATTAACCCTTCTTTTTTGGTTTCACGGCCGCGCTGACCTCTGGCACGGAATGGTCGTAGAGCTGGCGCATAGCCTCTGTCACGTGGCCGCCGGCGCTCTTGTCTTCGCTGTCGGTAATCCCTCGGTGTTTCAGGCCGTGGAGCGCGAAACGCTGGTCCTTCTCGATCACTCCCTCCGCAATCGCGCGGCGGATCATGCGCTGCCAGGCGCTGTCGAGGGCCGATTTTGTGAGCGGGGTGCCAGACTCGGAAACGACAAGGCGCCGCTGCTCCGGTTTGATGGGTATCGGTCGCCCATGGGCTTTCATCCGTTCGTCCCTGTATGTCTGCAACCACTTCACTGCCGCCCGCAGTTCCTTCGTCCAGAGCGTCACATTGTCACGCGAGCCCTTGCGCCGGTTGCTGTGGATGCCCTTCGTCAGCACGTTCGCGTCCGTGAGGGTATCCACTTCAATGCCGCGCAGACGCACCGCATACGCCAGCACCATGACCGCTGGCAGGTAGGGTGGGCAGCTGCCGGCAGTGTGGGCCTTGAGGCCCGCGCAGGTACGCGCGTACCGCAGAACCGCATCGAACGCCTCGTGATCAGGCATGCGAGCGTCGCGTTTCTCACGGACCTTGCGTATACCGTCGGCAGGGTTCGACGTGCAGTGGCCATGCCGGATTCCCCAAGCGAACAGGCGGCGCAGATAGCTGGCGACGCGGTTGGCCGCCGCCGGTGTTGGCGCGATCAGGGGCAGCTTGCCGATGGCAGGCCGGCCGGTGGCCAAGGTTTCCACCACTCGCTGCAGGACCGGCACCGAAAGATGCTCGATGCGTTGGTGGCCCAGCGGGCGGCCATCGCGCAGGAGGTAGCCGCACGCCTTTGCTGCGCAGTAGTCGTAGCCCTCTTTCGATTTCTTCGACAGATCGATGTACTCGCTGGACCGCTTGAACACCTCGACCAGGTAGTCGAGGGTTCCGCGCACGTTGCCGCCGGCTCGCGCCTCCATGATCGCGTGTAGATCCGATAGGCGCGCCCTGCGCGAAGCCACCGTTTCCTTCTTCTGCCCGATTCCTTCGGGGTGTGGGTCGAGCACGTACCAACGGCCCTCGCCCCAATACACCCCGCGTGGCAGCGATCCCTGGTCAATATGACCAGGGATCTCCGGGTTGAACTTCCTTTTTCGACCGCGTGTCATCAAACCAGTTCCAGCAGTGTTGTTGCGTGCGGCAGCGCCGATGCGCCCGGCAGACCTAAGGCCGCATTGATGGCCTCGACGGTGGTCCATATACGCCCGCGCCGGTCGTACTTATACAAAATCCCTTGAGCGTCCGCCCACCGCTCCACCGTTGTCGGTGTGGGGGGCGGACCATCAGGGGCGCAGATCCGTTGTAGATCGGTGAAGTGCAGGATCTGCGCCATGCTCAAGCCCTCCCTGCGGCGAACAATTTCATCTGTAACACGTTGCTCGGCAAGGTTTCCGCCGCCGCAGCAGCGGTCGCCTGCAGGCCATGCTGCTTGTGCCAGTGTGCCCACGCCAGGTCGAATGTCGGATGCTTCGCGGTCGTGCTGCAGCGGCATTCGATGAGGTGGCCACCGCCCGCAGCTTCGCGCCGTAGATCGTGGATGTACCGGGCTGGGTGGCCAACCGGGCAGGCGGGGAGGGGGCGCGGTGGTGTCTTCTGCTGCTGCGTCATGCGGCGGCCCTCAATGCTTGAATGAACTGGCAAGCCTTGGGCGGGCAAACTGCGTTGCCCATCATCTGCATCCCATCCCTCTTGTTCGAGGGCAGCAAGTAACGCTCGGGAAAGCCCATGGCGATCTTGGCTTCATCGACCAAAACCATACGCATGCGGTCTCCGTCGATTACGGCCCAACGGTCCCGCGTGGTGATCGTGCCGATGGGCCGATCCAGTGATCTGCCGGTCAGGCCAGAGCCGGTGCCGAAGTAGGGCGCCACGAATCGCTCGCCGAAAGCAGCACGTCCAGCGCGTACACGGGCAATAGTGGCGGCGGCACGGCCGGGGCGCTCAATCGGGGACCATGTGCCAGCGTTGAAGTCAATGAAGCTGCTGGCAGGGATGTGAGGCATCTTCGGCAGCTTCAGTTCCAAGGGATGCTTGCTCTTGGTCAGTAGGACGAAGACGCGCACGCGGTGCTGCGGAACTCCGAAGTCCGCAGCGTCCACCAGGTGCGGACTGATCGCATAGCCCAGGGCATGTACCGCTGAACACCAGGCGGGGAACAGCTTCCACTTCAGGAAAGCGGGTACGTTCTCCACCAACGCGGCCTCGGGCGAGTTGCATTCCAGGGCGGAGACAACGGCCCATGCGGTTGAGCGTGTGGCGTCGTGATGCGGACGTTCCTTGCCGCGCGCCGGGGTGTGTCCTTGGCACGCGGGCGAGGCCAGCAGGAGGTCGTAGTAGGGCAGCTGGGTCCAATCGGCCTGCTGCAAGTCCTGGCATACGTGCTTGGCGCGAGGGTGGTTCGCCGCGTGCGTTGCTACGGCGGATGGCCAGTGGTTGGCTGCCCACACGACCTCGCATCCAGCCTGCTCTGCGCCTTCTGTGAATCCGCCGGCGCCGGCGAACAAGTCGGCGGCCTTCATGCGTCCGCCTCCTTACCATTAAGGTCAACCGTTACGCCCAAGGATCGAGCCGCATCGGCCAAGTGCTCGATGGTGTCTTGGTCAATTCGATCCAGCGCCTGCGCGATGGTGTAGTCCATCTCCTGCAGCCAATCATGACGGTTGAGCACCAGGGCGGCAGTCAACGCCTCCCCGGTGGACAAGGGGCCGGTTTCACCCATGCGCTTTGCCTGCAGGGCAACCTGAATCACGCGGTCGAGGTTCATGCCGTCTCTCCTTCTGCCGGCCGAACACCTTGACGCGCGGAGGGCCGGGAGTTGGAGCGGAACTTGTCCACCACACGAACGACCCAGGTCTTTCCGCCTTGTTCGTCCTGGCCTCCCTTGGTGCGGTTAAACGTCGAGTAGATCTCGTGTTCGATGTTGGTTACGTCCAGACCTAACACATCCAAGGCAGCGCGCAGCAGAGCGTCGTTGTGGAAATCGCTCTGCAGGGTGACAACCACATCGAAGGTGACGGGGCCATCACCTTTGCACTCGAACGCAGCGGGAACACCTGCACAGATGCCTTCCCGCGCGAGCGCCTGACGAACGTCCGTCAGGAGATCCGGCATTTCATCGGACTCCGTGTCGGTGTCCACATCGTCATTGGCACTGGATGCGTCGCCATCGAGCTTCACACCGCAGAACGGACAGAACGTCGGCTTCACCGACCAGGGCGAATGGCCGCGCTTCTTCTCCACCGCCTTGGTGGCGATGGTGACCGTGGAGCTGACCAAGTCGCCCAGGTAGAACGAACGGCACAACTGCGTGTTGGCGCCAGCTTCGGCTAGACGCTGATCGACCTTTTCCATGCAAGCGCAGGCGCTCATGCGGCACCCCCAGCGCGACGCACGGCCATCGGGGCGCGGCGCCGCAGCGCTTGCGGTATCTGGCCCACGGCCATGCCGCTGTGGCGCCGGCGAGCGGGGCGGGTGATCCACAGCCTGTGGAGGACAGCGCCGGCGGACGCGGGGGCCACGCAGAGAAGGATCAGCTCAAACACGGGCCACCCCCTTGCTGCCGGCGGCGATCATGGCCAGCGCACTGCCGATGGGCAGGAGTTCGCTGCCGATCAGGTCGGCGGCCCGTTGCGCGTAGTCGCGCGAATTTGCCAAGTACAGGTAGCCATGGCGTTGCAGTCGGTCGCCCGACAGCTGAACGTCGTCCAGGTCGCGCACGTGCTGCAGACCAAGGCTCGCTGCGATGGCCTTGCCGTGTAGCGTCTTGCCGCTGCGTTGGGGGCCGTAGACGACGCGGGAGAGGGTGGGAACTGCCATCTTCAGGGCAGCCAAGCGGTGGGCGTTACCCATGGGCTACCTCCTGAGCGGCGGCGGCTACGGCGCTGTGGCTGGCCTTAGTGCTAGGGAGCATGTTGGCCACTTCAAATGGGAAGGGTAGACGGTTGGCCAGCTCAGCCAGCTCCGCAGAGATCCAATCCGCGTCGTCGGCGAAGTCCTCGCTGCCACCGGTCTGCACCCAGCCAGCCGCGTTGCCACGGCGGCGCTCAAGCACCTGCTGGGCGGTCTTGTTGCCCCCCATATCCAACTGCACGGTGATGATCACCTTGTTATGGGTGATGTGCATCGTCAGGATCGCACTGCAGCCCGGGGCGGGCGTGGCGGCAAATCCACACTTTCCCCCAGCCGTGCTAGCCTTCGCCTCTGGTCCGGTGCCGGAAACCTTCGTATTTGCCCTGGTGTGGTCGGTCTTGCTGATCATGTCGTGCATGGTTCTCTCCTGAACTTCGTTGGTAGATGGCCTTGGGGTTAGAGGTGGTGCTCTGCCCGCCGGGCCGCTTTTGCTCTTACTTCTGAAACACCCAACAGCGAACGGCTACGCCGGCTCCGCTCATGTTGGTTCTGATGCTGCTGTTGACGGTCAGATTGGGGTCCAGCAGCTTGTGGCGTCGCGAGTCACGCAAGTACGTGCGCAGCAACTTGAGGTCCGGCACGGGCTGACTGTGGTGCGCAGCCTTGGCCAGGAAGTCGTTTAGGTTGATGGCGATGCGCTGGGAGTCGCGCGAGTGGTTGACCACCGGTCGCTCTCCGTTGCCGGTGCTTTCCAGGTACTCGTAGGTTTCCCAGAACTCGTTGACCAAGGGATGGTCAGCGCTGATCGCCGACTGACGTTCTATGGCCATCGCCACCAGCTTCTGCCGGGTTTCCTCGACCATCTCCTTGGGCAGGTCGACCACCAGACGCAGGCCGTCGAGCAACGCCAGCATCTGCGAGTGGTTCTTGATGAGGCGCTCCATGCGAAGATCCTTGTTCTCGCGCAGCTTCGCCTCGTAGAAGCGCACGCGCTCCCCGAATTTCTCCAGCACCTTTGCCTCAGCGCGCACGGCTTTGATGAGGAAGTAGCTCAGATCCTCGACCTGCAGCGCGTTGAGGTTATCGGCCGCCTGGCGACTTTCTGTGGTGGCATGCGGTTTGCGGAAATGCAGCTTGACGATTCGGGTCATGATCGCCTCGCTGGCATCGACTGCCGCGTTCTGGCTGATGACGATGGTTCCCCGGAAGGGCGGCTCGTAGGTCTCGTTGCCACCGTTGCGCACACCACGGGTGGCCAGCGTGCCGCCGCCGTAGTAGTCCTTCAGTTCATCCCACTCAAACGATTTGGAATGTGCCTTGTCCGGCGCATCGCGGTCGGCTTCCAGCAGCACCACCGGCATGCCCGAGGTCTGGCCCATGGCGCGGGCGCGGCCGGCCTTGGACGACTTTGCCGGATCGAAGCCCTCGTAGTCGCTGCGGGCCAGCAGCTTCCACAGGAAGGTCAGCAGGGTGGTCTTGCCGGCGCCGGCCTCGCCGGTGGCCTCCAAGAACGGGAACGACTTGTGCGTGCTGCGGATCTGGTTGGCGAACAGCGAGCCGAACCAGAACACCAGCGCGACCATGCCGTTGGTGCCAAAGCAGGTCCACAGCCACTGCAGCCATTCGGTACGGTAGCTTTCGTGATCCCGCTGAATGTCCATGCGGATGGAGCGCTGAGTGGTCTTGATGCGCAGCTTCTTGAAGTCGAAGTAGTCCTCGGCGTTGGCCTGGGCAATCTCGCCGTGGCGCACAGCCAGGTCGCCAAAGATGTACGCCTGGTGGTCTGGGGTGTAGCCCACAAAGTCGACCGTATGCACCTCTTTGATGTTGTCCAGCTGGATCTTCATGATCTGCAGCAGCTGGCCGGCAGTGCCATCGAAGATCGCGCCACGCGCAATGTGGCCGAGCCGGTCGCGGAATGACGGGGCGTTGAGCGCCTGCGACGACGTGAACGTGCCAGTGGCAGCAGCGCCGTCGTGGGGGAACTCCACCCGGAAGTAGTACCAGGCATCGTCGGTCACTTCGTTGCGCTGGTAGTACAGGGCCTTGGGGTAGCAGTTAGCGATTTCGCGCACGTTGCAGCAGGCGCGGCGGATCTTCTCCACCTGTTCTTCGTCCAGGTCTTCCTCGATGTCCTCCTTGCGGGTGGCCTGATCACGGCAGAGCTTGTCGAACCGCGCCGCGTCGAATTCAAACCAGTACAGTCGATTCCGGTGATCCAAATGAAATTGGGCGCGCTGCTCGCGTTCGTAGATGATCAAGCCCTTCTCCATGGCGGTCTTGGCAAGCAGCAGGGCGCCGTTGTGCAGCGCCAGGTCAAGGTCCGCCTGCCAGACAGCATCGCCATCTTCTGCAGCCTGGGCACGCAAGTGCAGGTCATTCCAGTCGGTCTTCTTGTCGCCCGGCTGCTCGATCTGCGCCGCTTTGCAGGTGAAGCCCAGCTTCTCGGCGCGGCGAACGTGCTTGACGGTGTAGGCCCGGGCGCTCGGCTCGTTGTCCAATCCCCACACCAGGGTGGGCAGATCGTTGGGGCGAGCGTCGCGCAGTTCCTTGAGCGACAGCTCGGGGTACGCATTGCTGGACATGGCCGCGACGGCGCACACACCCCGCTGCAGCAACGCGATGGCGTCGAAGATGCCCTCCACAATCCACACTTGGCGCGCGGTACGCAGTTGGTCCTTCGCGCCGGCGCTCCACCACACACCGGCATAGCTCTCGCCGGGGGCAAAGCGTGCCTTCATTTTTCCGAAGCGATGGGGCCGATCGATCAACCGTTCCCACCAGCCGCCCTTGACCAGGGGGAAACGGATTGTGGCGGTGCCTTCGCGCTTGGCGCGGTCGTAGTAATCCTCCTGCGTATACAGGCCTTTCAGTTCCTTGACGTTGAAGCCGCGGCCGGTGGCCAGGTAGGCATCAGCAGCGGCATGCGGCGCTTCCGTCGTCTGCGGGTTGGTCTTGGAATAGTCATCGAACAGGTCGTCGTACAGGTCGCGCACGCGCACTTCCTGTCCACACTTGGCCTGCCGGCCGCAGCGCAGCACCCAAGGCGTTTGGTAGCTGGTGTACAGCTCCTTCTTGCCGCAGTGCGGGCACTTGCCCCCACGCATGTAGGGCGTTCCCTTGCGGTGTCTGAGGCCGTAGTGGTCCTCGATGCGCGACAGGACCTGCTGGCGGATTTCTTCCTGCATGCCGTTTCAGCCTTGGCGAGCCGCAGTAGCGGCGTGGTGGTGGTGCATGGTTCTCTCCTGGCATCCCCGACGGCGGTGGTGCGCCGCCGGGGATGGGGTGTGGTCGAGTTACGGGGTGCTGCTGGTTTGCCTAGGTGCGTGCATGGCTCTCTCCTGTTTACCCATGGCGCCGGTGGTGCGCCGCCATGGGCGGTGTGGGGCTATTCGTCGGCCGGCTTGGAGCGGGCGAGGATTCCGCGCAGGTCATCGGTGATGTACTCGGCCACGGCCGAGGTGTGGTCGGCCGTGATGCCCAGCACCTTTGCCGCCTCAGCAGGCAGGACAGCGATCAGCTCTACCGCGTAGGAAATGCGCCAGAGGCGCGTCACGTCGTCGGCGCTGATCAGGTGCCCGTGTGGGTCAGCGTCGGGTGGCGGCGGGTTGCGGTGCGGCGGCAGATGGCCGTTCTGGCTGCCCATCAGTTCACCCCGCCCGGATAGGTGTCACCGGTGCGCAGCCACTGGAAGAAGCGGTCGGCCTCGCCCTTGGCGAGCAGATAGACCACGGTTCCTGTCTGGAGGCCTTCGGTGGCGGCGCGCTGCACATCCTTGGACTTGTGCGCGGAGACGGTAGCGGCCGCGTCCGATTCGACGTGTATCAACGCCAGATACAGCACGCCGCGTTGGTCGAAGGAGGCGCGCAGGCCAAAGCCCGGCACCTGAGTTTCCAGCACGATGACCGGACGCAAGGCGGCTTGGGGGATCACAACGTTGGAAGCACCTGCCATCAGTGCACCGCCTTGCCGTCGGTGCCGGGAGCGCCGCCATGGGCTTCGCGGGTGGCGGTGTAGGCGGTGAGAATGTCGCCCAGGGTGATGGCGAGCGGGCACACGCCGACGGCGATCAGGCGTGCGATGAACGCCTGGTAGGCATCGTTGGGCCATTCGAGGGTGTCGGCGATCAGGCCGAAGGCGAGCGAGATTTGACGCGCGGAAGGATTGCCGGGCGTGGAAGGGGCGCCGTGGGTCACGGGGACGTCTCCTGACTTGAGATTGAAATCTCGGGGAGACGTTTTGAGTCGTCGCACCGAGGGTGTCGGGAGGCTCAAAACCGGAGTCAGACCGGCGGGCAGTTTTCCCCTTGCGGGTGTTTTATGGCTGCCGCCCTCCCGACGCAAGAAAACGTCGGCGCGCACGAATTGCAGGCGCAAAAAAACCGCGATGCTTACGGGCGCGGATACCGCTGACTTGGAGTTTTGAGTCTCCGTGCGGCAGACAATGCTCTCCCTGTCCGGCGAAGTCAAGGGGAAATGACGGAAAGTGTGGAAGCAGGATTCAGCAGCGAACAGGTTCATACGGACACCTGTTCGGCGGCACTGGACGGCAGCTGTTTGTAGTCGCCACCGGCGGCGATGTGGGCTTCGACCAGGGCGCGCAGCTCGGCCGCTTTGCTGGCCTTCTCGGTGTACGGAACGTACTCAACACCGCTCGGGCTAGTGACAAAGCTCGGCTGAGTGGCGGTAGACCATCCGTCACGCTGGGTTTTGTGTCGCATCATGCACAGCACTCCCTAGCCGGCGGCAGCAGCCGCCAGGTCAGTTCGTTGTGGAAGGGGAAAGGTGAATCAGACGGCGGGCAAGTCGCTGCCGTCCGGTGGGAGCGCTTCGATAGCGTCGATCCAGTCGGTTTGCAGTTCGCCCTGATCCTGCTTCCAGCGCGTCTGCAGCATCGTCCGCTGGTAGTTGGGTGTCGGCGGCAGCTCGCAGGCTGGAGCGCTGGGGAGGCCGCTGGGGCTGGCCAGGTTGGTCAGTTCCGAACTGCCGGTGTAGGTAGCACCACACATGGGGTTCGGGCAGACGTATGCGTCAGTGCGCAGGAACGGGTGTTGCAACGCACTTGTGCGCTTCACCAGCCGGGCATTGCAGGCGGGGCAGTGGAATACAGCGCGCTGTCCAACGGCGGCGCTCATGCCTTGCTCCGAGCCTTGGGCGCCTTCTTGGCGGCGATGGTCTTTTTCGAGGCTTTACCGCTCTTGCCACGCGTTGCGGGCGACTGACGGGAATTGGTGGGAACTGTGCAAGAATTGGGATCGCGCTTGATGCCAAGCGCGACAGCCGCGTCGTGCGATTTGCCGAAGTTTCCTTTGCCAACGCCGCGCAGCGCATCGTTGACCGAGTGACGGTCGAGGTTGTTCTGCCGAGCGAAAGCAACGACGGTGATGCCCATGTCGCGCAGGTGCTGGCGAGCTTCTTCCGGCGTGCGCAGTTTTGGCAGAGTTGTGCGTCGTGTGGCGGTCATCCCGTTTCCCCGTGTTAAGCGTGCAGTGAAATATCTTTCACTATGTTCAGTGAAAGATGTTTCACCTGTCAAGGAGGTTTGAGCGTGAGTGTGGGTCTGAGGCTGAAAGAAGAAAGGAAGCGACTGGGCCTTACCCAGGAGGCCATGGGTGTGGCGTGCGGTGTCACCAAGCGCACACAGATCTTCTACGAGGTGGACAGCGTTGGAGCGAGCGCGGCCTACCTGACCGCCGCCTACGAACTCGGCGCGGATATCGTGTATGTGCTGACCGGCAACCGCGAGCGGCTGGCCGAACCCGATGCGGATCTGCTCGATGCGTGGCGCTCGGCGTCGCCTTCGGCACGCGCGGCCGTCATGGCGGCATTACGTGGGGTTACGCCGGTGGCGACAGCGGCTGCGCCCCGCACCTCATTCGAGAACACCAGCATTGGCCAGCAGATCAGCGGTGACGTGGATCTGCGTGGGCAAAAGGTTGTTGTCAAGGCGCCTAAAGCATCAAAGAAACCCAGCCGATAACGCTCACGCCGCGCTCTATTCAGGCCGCTAACTCACATCGCAAGAGGCGCCGGTGTGGCGCGCTATACGGTGTGATGGATTATGAGTTGCGGTGATGGTGTGGAGCGTGGTGCGGCTACGTGCGTTTGCAAGGGTCAGACCGTGTTTGAAGGGGCCGTGATCGGCCAGGTGTTTACGGGCGACGTGCAGATGCAGTGCCCACACGCGGAACATCACCGCTTCGCACAGAACGAAACAGAAAGGGCGCCCACGGAAACGGGGCGCCCTTTGTCCACTGCGTTGATCGCGCTGGCGATCTGGCAGGCAACCTACCCAACCCCGAGCATTGAAGCTGCGTGCGGCTCGACACTCCCCCACGCGGCGTTGTTCCTGATCGCCGGTGCTGCCACGCGCTACCTCAAGCCGATGGCTCTGCGCTGGCTTCGCCGCCGCGTTCAAGCTCTAAGGCGGTAACGAAACCGCCGCTGCCGTCGATGGTGTGCGTGGCTTTGGCCACCAGCCAGTCGGTGCCGTCAATCTCCGGCTTGAAGCCACTGACAGTAACCGTCTGCTCAGGGTAGATATCGGCGCGTCCAAGAGCGAGCCGGTAGCTCAGCTGTGCGGTGCCTCGGTCAAGCCGTTTGAACTCGGCGTCTGCGTGCTGCCGCGCTTCATCTGCGGTGGCATACGTGGCCTGCAGCTTCTTTTCGTTCTCGGACGTGCCCACCAGCACGCCCGTGCGACGCGCTGCCTTGCGGTCGCCCCAGTACGCGCGAACGCCAGTGAACTTCTCGCGGTCAGCAACGCTGTAGCGGTGCTGGTCACCCGACGCGCGCGTGATCCGCACGCCAGGCAGCGGCTGGCCGCTGGCGGTGGTGCCTGCACCGATGGGCGCAAAGATCAGCGTTCCAGCCTTCACCGTGGCCACGGCGTCGAAGCGCTTCCCAAGCCGCGTCAGCAGGTTGATATCGCTCTCGTTGGCTTGATCGAGGTGGGCAATGGCAACGCCCGCCAGATCCGCGGCGATGGATGGGCGCAGCGAATGCTCGCCCGCAATGGCGCTGAGAATGTCGCCCAGGGTGGTGTCGTGCCAGCTGCGTTCGCGGCGGCGGCGAACGGCTCCGGTCAGGTCGGCCGAGCGGGCACGAATGGTGATTATGTCCGGGGAGCCGCTGTGTTCCACGTCATCCACCATGAAGGTGCCCTTGTCGAACAGGCCGCTGCCCTCGTAGCCGATGGCCACCTGCAGGGTGACGCCCCGGCGCGGCAGGGCAAGCATCCCGTCATGGTCATGCACGCGCAGATCCACCTGATCGGCTTCGTCGCCACGGCTTTCGGTCAGGGACAGATCGAGCAGGCGCGGCGCAAGCCGGGCGGTCAGATCCTGGCCATCGAGCATCACCCGCCACGCGGGGATCGGGTACGGACTGGCCCTCATGCGGTGGCCTCGCTGGCGCCATCGTCGTCGCGTTCCAGCTGCATCTGGAAGTCGATCAAGCGCGGCGTGCCGTCGCTGAACAGCTCGCGTCTCGTTTCGCTGAGGCTGGTCAGCAGGTACGCGCCGTAGACACGGCCAGTGCCCTCCACCAGCGCCTGCGGTTTGCCTTGGTCGGCCAGCTCGCGCAGCTTGTCCAGCACCTGCAGATCGTTCACCAGCTCGCCGGCGATGGTGCCCTGCAGGCTGATGGTGTCATCGCCGGGGCCGACGTACTGCCGGGCGGCGCGGGCGCCGACGCGCTCGCTGCTGGCGTGGCGCCAGGTCATCTGGCGCTGCAGTTCGCCGTAGGCGGC